GAATTGATCAAGATGAAATTCTAATTATAGCTAAAAAAAATGTGCAACTTTGGGAAGGTTATTTCAATGAAAATATGATGCGTGGTAAAGACGATATCCAATTTGTATTGCGTGATCAATGGAGTTCAATCGAACGAGGTGAATTTACTCGTTTATTTAAACCTGCTTTAACTTTTAATAAATTATATGATCCAGTTAAAAAAATAGCAGGTGAGCAAAGAAAAAATAAACCAGATTTGATTGTTCGTTCTTTAACAGGAAAAGCTTCTGAAGAAGAAATTGATTTGAGAGCTGATTTATTAAGAACAATTGCTTATCAATCTCAAAATGATTTAGTTTATCAACATTCTTTTATGACGGCATTATTAACAGGATTTAGTTGTTTTGAAGTAGCTATTGAATATGAGAATCCTAAAAGTTTTAACCAAGTTATTCGTTATAATCTTATTCCTGATGCAACTAGAACTTCTTTTGATCCTGTGGCTATCAAACCGCATAAAGGTGATGGTAATTTTTGTTCAAGACAATTTTTATTTACTAAAGATCAATTTGCAGCAACATTTCCTTATATTACCAATCCTGTTTCTTTTTATGATCCACGTACAATGATTGATTTTCAATGGCAAACAAAAGATACAATCGTAATTTGCGAATATTCTCAAAAAGAATGGTATCCAACTATTACTTATTTATTAAGTAATGGCGATACGGTATATAAAGAAGATTGGGAAGAATATCAAAAAAAATTCGATAAATTTAGAAAGTTAGCAGAAGATGCTCAAGTTATAGGTAATATGCTTCTTAATGAAATCCCCAAAATCATTATGGAGCGACAAACTCAAAATTATCGTATTCGACGTTATCAATTATTAAAGAATCAAATTATTGATTATACTGATTGGCCTTCTAAACAATTACCAATGATTTTTGTAGATGGTGCTTCTAATTATATAGAAGGATTACAATATACACGTTCATTTATTCGAGATGCTCGGGATGCTCAACGCTTTATTAACTATGTAGGTTCTGAAATAGCAGGTGAAATAAAAAATAGACGTCGCGAACAATGGCTTGGGACGCCGGATAACATTGAAGGTTATGAACAAGAATGGCGTAATCCTGAATTACAAATAGGTATTTTAAGAGCTAAACCTGACCCAAAAACAGGTCAAATGCCATCTAAACAATCACCTTGGGAACTTTCTCAAACATTACTTTCCCAATTTCAGAGAGGCAGTGCTGATATTAAAGAAATATTAGGATATTTTGAAGAAAATATAGGCCAGCAATCAAATGCTATATCTGGAGTAGCCATTGCTAATCGTCAATATGCAGGTAGTATGAGTGCTTATATTTATATTGATAATCTTAATCAAGCTATTGAACAAGCAGGAAGAGTTGTACTTGATTTATTACCTACTATTTATGGACAAAATGAACGTTCGATTGTTTTAACTAAAAAAGATGGTAAAACAAAACCTCTTATTCTTAATCAGCAAATGCCTGATGGTACTATTAAAAATCATATTGAAGAGGGTGATTTTGATATTGAAATCAGTACTGGACCAAGTTTTGCGGTTCAAAAAGAAGCTGCTGTAGAAATGATTATTAAATTAATTCAAATTAATCCACAAATACTTCCATTAGTGATCGATTTATTAGCTAAGAATCTTGATTTGCAATTTATGCCGCAAATTGTGGAAAGATTTAAAACATTAGTTCCCCCTGAAATATTGGCTAAAGAAGAAGGTTTGCCGCCTCCGCCATCACAACCTAATCCAGCTCAACAGATGCAACAAATGCAACAACAAATAGCCATGCAAACTCTTCAGCAGCGGCAACAAGATTTAGAACTTAAAAAAGCTGAACAAGCTCGTGAATGGCAACGTTTAAGACTTGATGCTGAACGGTTACAACGTGAAATAGAATCGGATAAAAGTGATAGAAATGTTGATATTCATAAAGCTGAATTAGATTATTCAGCTGATATAACAAAAGTATTGGCAGATTTACATAAAAATAGTATTATGAAGCGTTAATTTTCTTTCTTCTCTAAACTGTAGATAATTTTTCCCCCTCGTTCATCCTTTTCGAGGGGGTTTTTATGATAATCCAATAGTTTTCCAATAGTCCCAATAGTTTTCCGATAGTTTCCCGATAGTTATATTGTATTTTTTTATATATGTCGAAAAAAATTAAAAAAATCGACATATTTTTAATTTATGTCGATTCAATCAACATAATAAAAACGGAACCGATCTTTTTTTCAAAAAATTTATTAAAAATCATAATGATGGGAACCGTTCTTAAAATGATTGGAACCAATATAATACTTATAAATAAAAAACCCGCTAAAGTTGCGCTTCAGTGAGAGGCTTAGCGGGTATTACTGCTATAATAATACCAAGGTTACTATAAAAATACCTTAGCTATTATTAATCTTTGGAAAGAAAAGAAACCAAGTTTCTAGTATTTTTGAGGTATTTTGTTTTTTCTTGATTTTGAAGTTCACCAAGTACACCAAGTTCATCATGCCTTGGGAGACAAGAAGTATGGAGGTGAACTTGCGATGAACTTGGTGTACATGCATATACGCTTTCGTTTATAAGTTCACTACTGTAGCCCTTGATATTGCTAGTCTGATGTACTTGGTGAACATGGTGTACATTGTTTTCATATTTTTTTATTTTTATCCGATAAAATTCTACATAAAAAGTTATCAACAAGTTATTCACAAGTTATCCACAACATGTTATTATCACTCTTCATACAAGAGAAGAAATTCTCTTTGGGTTTATAGAGGACCTTATCTCTAGGGCAGAAATGTCAAATAGGAGTGAGAATATGGATAACATGAAGGATGAAATGCATCCTGATGAGGTGGCACAAGAAACTATGGAAAGCGTTGGTTTTGCAGATAAAAATGTTGATCACGAAGAGCCTGAAGACAATACAAAAGATACTGATCCTTATGGTATTAAAAAAAGACTCGGTATACAGGCCAAAAAACATCAACGGCAAACGCGTGCTTTAGAAGACCAAATTGCTAATCAAAATGTTCAGATCCAGCAATTGCACACAATGATGCAAAATCAAACTCCTCAGTTTCAACAGCCAAATTATCAGTCGCAAAATCCTAATGATATCAGTGGACATATTCAGCAAGCTGTTTCGGCAGCTCTTAAGGCTAAAGAAGATCAAGAACGTCAAATAAGAGAAACTCAAAATGCTGCTTATATTCATCGACGTGCATTAGAGCTTAAAGATAAACTTGATGATGCATCTGATAAATATGAAGATTGGAATCAAGTGGTAAAAGATGATTCAAAACCTTTTACAGATGCTATGTTTTACGCTGGCCTTAAAATTGACAACCCTGAAGATGTCTTTTATAAGCTCGGGAAAAATCCTGATGAGCTTGCTCGTATATCTCGACTCCATCCATTAGATCAAGAACGCGAAATCATGAAGCTTTCAGCAGCTTTGATGGGTGGACAAAATAAAACTATTTCTGCACCTAAAACCATGAGTCAAATCAAAACTGCTCCAATTGCTTCTACTACTTCTAACAATATGTCGGCAGATAATATTAGACAGCGTATGAAAGCTGGTACCTGGAAATAAATCTAATAATAGTCTGCCAATTATAGATTCATTGGAGACTATTTAAATGACTAATCAATTTATTACTACTGATCTTGTTAGCAACACTGCACTTGCAATGTTTGCTAATAATTCTCCTTTTGTAATGACCGGTTCTCGTATTTACCAAGAAGATTTCATGAATTCTGGTTATAAAATCGGTGATACTTTACAAGTTAGACGTCAAAATCATTTTATTGTAGGTGACGGAAGTGTTGCAACTCCTCAAGATATTATTGAAACTGTTGAAGTTATCAAAATAGAACACCAATATCATGCTTTAATTGCTTATACAATTCAGGATTTAAGCTTAAGAATTGAAGATTTTTCTCGTATTTTTATTCAGCCAGCTATCCAAGAAATTATTACTACAATGGAAACAGATATTTGCAAAGCTGCCGAAACACAATTGTATTTTTATAGCGGCACTGCCGGCACACCTATCAATTCATTTACAACAGTCGATACGGCAGGTGCAAAACTTTTAGAGCAAGGCGTTAATATTTCTTCCGATGCTTATGTTGCAATGACAGTTCGTGATGGTTCTTCTTTGAAAGGTGCATTATTGAATAATTTTACTCCTGTATTCAACGAAGATATCGTTCGTCAATCTCAAATAGGCCATTTATCTTATTTTGATATTTTCCAATCACAAAATATTGTTAGACATCAAGCGGGTAATGGTCCTACTTTCCATTTTGCTGATATATTGCAAGTCAATGGAGCTGTCACTTCAGGAAATATTATTGTTATTAAAGGTGCGACTGCATCAATTAGTAATTATTTTTTACCTGGAGATTTATTTTCTATTGCAGGTGTTCAAAGTGTTAATCCAATAGGAAGAAAAGCAACGGGTCAAAATATGCAATTTGTTGTACAGGCTCCAGCAGATTCTGATGTAGGTGGAAATATAGTTGTTCAAATACAACCTGCTATTATTTCTGATGTAACGAATCCTAATAGAAATGTTTCTAATCCTGTACCTAATAATGCAGTGATTACTGTAGTACAAAGTTATAATGTAAATGTAACTTATCCTGCACGCGCATTAGATATTGTGGTTCCTCCACTTTATAAATTGCAAGTTCCTTATTCATCAGTCGCTATCGATCCAAATACTGGATTATCACTGGCTGTAACTCAAACGGGTGATATTTTAGGATATCAAAACTTTATGCGTCTTGATTTACTCTGTGGTTTCTTATGGCATCCACAATATGCGGAAAAGCTCTTATCATAAAAGGAAATTTAAATGTTACATTGTATATTTAATGCAATTGAAGGTATGAAAGTTGTTGAAGATGAGGAAAGACAACATTTATTATCAACAGGAATATGGTTTGATAGTCCACAATTTATTAATGACAAAATGAGGAACTTATATGAAAAAACATCACAGCCATCACAGTCCGGTTCATCACGCAAGCCGGGGCGCCCATCACGAAAGACAATCGATACATCATTCGAATAAACATAAAGTTGAACATCATTCGATGACGCATAGTGAGCATCGGCCTACTAAAGTAGGTATAAAAGCACATGAATTAAATGCAATGCATGAAGCAGATGTTCATGCAACAAATTCTTTTGTGAAAAGAAATCAAGAAGAAATGATGACAAAAGCAGGAAGACAACCTTATTGCGGTCCTGATATGTATCATTTCAATGCAAATATGACCAATATAGGAGAAAAAGCGCAAGAATTTGCAAAGGAATTAACTCATGATATCGATCATGAAGCATTCCCGGTCAAATAAGGAAATCAAATGACGCAAGTTACAAGAATAACAGAAGATATTATTGTTAATGCGTTATATCTTACAGGCGAATTAGGCGTTGGGGAAACTCCTGACGCCTTTATGCTTGTAACAGGTTTAGAAATTATTAATGAACTATTAGATAGTTTTTCAGTGGATAGTATTTATATTCCTTTTTTAAAAACTGTTTCATTTACTTTTGTGCCAGGCCAAGGTACTTATTCTATATCTGATATTGTACCTGCAGATATTATAAGTAGTCGTGTAATAGATCTATCATTCGCTAATTTTATTGTTCAACCAGCAACAGCCCAACCTATCACTTATCCATTAAGAATTATTAATAAAGCAACATTTTATAATGTTGTGCGTTTACAGAATTTAACCACCCGTCCTGGATTTGTATTTTTAGATAAACAAGCCATAGAAAGTTTTGTTACTTTTTATCCTGCTCCAGATCAACCTTATCTTTGTAAATTACAATTTAAGGTAATGATTGATCAATTACAGCCTCAACAAAGTATTAATGAATTACCACCTTATTATTATGGATTTATGAAATATGCTGTTGCTAGAGAATTCATTGCTTATTATCCATCGGCAAATTGGCCTCAACAAAATGAAGATAAATATCAAGAATATTATTCAAATTTGAAGAATACCAATGAAACTGATTTAACTATTAGGACTTCAGCTATTATTACAATGCCTCAGCCTTTTGTCTGGTGGCAAAATATATTGGCATTTTAAAATGCGTCAAGATTACGATATTGTAGGAAGTTATAATAATCAACATATTTCCAGTATTGATTCTGAACGTACGGTGAATATGTATGAATATATTGATTCAAAAGGAAAAAGACCTAAAACTTTACTTTTTACTTCTGGTATTGTTAATACAAATCTTAATTTTTCACTTACAACAGGAGGTTTCCGTGGACAATTTGTGTTTAATGATATTATGTATGTTGTTATTGGTGGCACTATTTGGCGGATCACCGTTAGCTTAACTTATTCTCAAATAGGAAATATTAATACAGATTCGGGTTATGTTGGAATTAATGCAAATACATTTCAAGTTATTTTTGTAGATGGTCAAGATGGATGGATTTGGGATACAACCACAAATACATTTACAAAAATAACCGATACAAATTTTCCTATAGCTCCGATCGATGTATCTTATTTAGATGGATTTTTTATAATTGCTGCTGGTACTACAAATACATTTGTATTATCACAATTTGATCAAGGATTAATTTATACACCTTTACAGCAAGGTGCCATTACATCACATCCTGGAACAATTGTAGCTTGTAAAACTTTACATCGAAGATTATTTTTATTTAGTCAATTTTTTACAGAAGTTTGGGAAAATGCCGGAGAAGGAACTAATCTTCCATTTAGAAGAAATAATACACTTTTAATGGAAATAGGTACACCTGCAATAGGAAGTGTTATTGTTGGTTTTGATAGAATGTTTTTTCTATCACAAGATAGAGGTGGTTTAAATTCGGTAATGGAAGTAAGAGGAAGTGAAGCAATTCCAATAAGTAATAGAGCTCTTGATGTACAACTATCACAATATGCACGTGATCCATTAATAGGTGTTATAGACGCAAGAGCAATTTTAATTAAAGAAAATGGAATTATTTTTTATCGATTAAATTTTACAAAAGCTAATCATACTTTTGTATTTAATTTAAGTATGAGTACTGAAGAAGATTTAAAATGGCATGAAGAAGAAATATTGAATGGTGATAGACATCCTGCGCAAACACAAGGATTTTTAGCAGGAAATAATTATTATGGTCATTATACAATGCCTATTCTTTATCGAGTTGATCCAGATATTACTTCCAATGATGGGGAAGCTATTCGACGAATGCGTATTGGAAAACCATTTTCTACAACAGGATATCCACGTATTAGAATTGATAGATTTTTATTAGATTTATTACAAGGTAATGATTTTGTAGAAAAATTAGATGTTATTCAGATTTTAGCAGAAGATGGAATACATATTATCGTAAGTGAAGATGGAACTACGATAATTATTTCTGAGACAGAAACAATAATACCCAGTAGTATTCATCCAATTGTATTTTTATCAATTTCTAAGGATGGAGGACAAACTTATGGAAATGAAATTACAGCACCAATGGGTGCTATTGGAGAAAGAACATTTAGAACAGTTTGGCGTAAATTAGGTACCACAAAAAGAGGACAATCTTTTGTGCCTAAATTTCAATTTTTTAGTGAAATTAAATTTGTTATTTTAGGTGCCGCTTGGGATATTGAAGTTTTACCGGAGTAATTATGGCAAATACTTTTGATGATCCACCGATTTATGATTTTTTAACAAAAGTTTCCAGAGATAGGATTAGTGATATATGGTCTAATTGGTTTGCAACTCATATACAGAATATAAGTTCTTATATAGGACCGAATGGATTTCATATACCTAGATTAACAACAACACAAAGAAATGCATTAATAAATGTAATTAATGGAACTATGATTTATAACATAACGCTTGATAAATTTCAGGGTTTTGAAGCGGGTATTTGGAAAACATTTGTAACCATATGATCGCAATTGCGATCAATATTACCGCAATTGCAGTAATATTTAAAGTGAGGGAATATTATGTATCATTGGGGCGGAAATTATGGCAATGCACCTCCTAATGGAGGTGGAATAGGTAACTTTTTATCAGGTCATTCTGGTGATATTATGGGAGGATTAGGTGATATTTTAGCAGGTATTTTTGGTCATCCAGAGCGTCCTTATCAAGCTGAAATGGGTCAATATCAACAAGCATTAGGACAAGGAATTGGTTATCAACAACCTTTTTATCAAGCAGGTGTAGGAGCAATTCCTCAATACCAAAATTGGTTAGCTCAAGAACAAGATCCCGTTGCTTTTATGAATCGATTAATGAGCCAATATCAACAATCTCCTTATGCAAAACAAGAAACGGATGCAGCTATGAGAGCTTTACAAAATCAAGCTTCTGCATCGGGATTAATTGGTTCAACTCCTTATATGCAAGCAGGTGAACAAACTGCTAGAGATATTGCGGCACAAGATATGCAAAGTTGGTTAGCAAATGTTTTGGGAATTAATACACAATATGGTCAAGGACAGCAGACTTTGATGCAAGGAGGCCAACAAAGTGCGAATGCAATTACTAATATGATTGGCCAATATGGAAAAAATATGGCTCAAACCGCTGGACAACAACAAGCAGCTAGACAAAGTAATTTTGGTAATATTTTAGGCGGCGCTTTAAAATTAGCAGGTACTTTTTTATAAGGATTAAAAATGTTTCCAAATCCTATTTTACAAGGCATTCAGAATGCTAATGCATTAAGTGATGAAATGATTGCAAATAAAATGAATCAATTAAAATTGAATGCAATGCCACAACAAATGCAAGCAGAATTAGCTCAAAAACAAGCACAAGCAGCTTTGACAGGACAAACAGCTCAATATTATGCTCCTAATATTCAATCAGAAATAGCATTACGACAAGGACAATTATCTTCTATTCCTTCTGAAATAGCTTCTAGACAAGCTAATACCGCTTATACTAATGCTTTATTGCAAAGTGTTCCTACAGATATTGCTTTTAAAGCAGCTCAATTAAAAAAACAACAAATAGAAAATCAATTTCCTTTATTAAATATGCCTGGAACAGCAGGACAAATTGGAAGTTTTCAATATTTACAAGCTACACAACCTAGTTCTGCACTATCTACAACACCTTCTCAACAATTTTCTTTAGTAGATACAATGAAAAAAGGTCTTGAAAGTAATATATCAGCTAAAAATGCAAGTGCTGCTTATAATCAAGCTAGAACTCAAGGATATAATTTTCAACAAATGCCAGTTAATTTTAGAGGCGCAATGTTAGCTCAGGGTGCTGGTATGGGAATTGAACCAACTGAAATGACTAAATTATTATCTAATGGTCAAACTATGGAGCAGATTGCTACGACTCATGGATTTGATCCAACCAATATGCCTGAGCCTATTTATCCATTAACTGCAGCCGGTCAAAATCAATTGAAACAACGACAGGTTGCGAATCAAGAATTGAATGTATTAGCTTCTAAAATTACTGATGCAGTTGGACCATATGCACAAACAATTGGTGGAATGTCACCTTTACAAATAGGACAAGCTTTAACAGGAAAAAATAAAGAAGAACAAGCTAAATTTTTAGCAGCACGTGCTTTAGTTCCGGAATTGATAGCTATTCGTATAAGAATGATGCAAGGACAAGTAGGTGTTGAAGCATTAAGAGAATTAACAAATACATCTTTATTAAATGTAAAAGCTTATCAATCATTAGTAACGCCAGAAATATTTAAACGAAGTAATAAATTAGTTGAACAATGGTTAAATGAAACAGTTGAAACTGCCAATAAAAAAGCTACTAAATATTTAAATACTGATGTTAATCAAACTGTCAATAGAAAAACTAATGAGTCTATAAATATTCCTACTTTTAAAAATAAAACTGAATTTCAAACTTGGTATAGAAATTTAAGTATTGATCAACAAAATAAATATAAACAACAATTTGGATAGCAATGGCATATAAACCCACAATAGCAGATATTAATGAAATTGATAATGAAGGATATAAGCCTACATTAAACGATATTAATGAAATTGATGCTCAAAAATCTTCTATATCACAAAATATTGCACAAAAACCTTCATTTAATCCATTTGAAGAAATGACTGTTAATCCTACTTTAGGCGCTCTTCAAACGGTTATTAATGCAATTCCTGGTGCATATAATTTAGCAACAAGTGGGATTAATCGATTATTAGGCACGAAAATTCCTCAATCACCAGAAGCTAATTTCGCGCCTAATACAATTGGAAGTCAAATAGGTCAATTAGGAGGAATGTTTTTAGGGCCTGGAGCATTAGGTGCAATAAGCAAAATAGGTGGAATAGAAAGGGCTGCGTCATCTATTCCTATGATAGCTAATTCTTTAAATAAGGCGCGTGATATATTAGCATTAAAAACTACTCAAGCTACATTAGGCGCTGGTATGGGAGCTGGAATGTTTCCTGAACATCCTGTTTTAGGTGCTATCGGAGGAGCGGCTGCTGGACCTGTTCTACGTGGAACTACAACAGCGATTTCTACGGCTAGAGAAATGGGAAAAGATTTATTTAGAAATCCTGATAAATTAGCTAATCAACTTTATGAAAATATTTCAGGTGGTTTAAAATCAGGTAAATTAAATAAATTAAATGCTGAAAATATTAACCAAAATTATCAAAATAAACTAAATCAAGGTAAACAATTATTTAATAATTTTTTAAATGAAGCACATGCAACAGGATATTCTCCTGATATAACTGTTGGTATTCCTGGTATTAGTCAAACTACAAATTTTAAGAGAATAGATTTAGATCCAATCACTAATAATAATTTAGATAGATTATTAATGGCTAATAAAGACAAAGAACTCTCTGGAATAACATCTGATTTAAATAATTTAATTGATAATTTTAAAAAATCGCCATCTGTCGATAATGCACATCGATTACAATCAGAATTATTAAAAGAACGTTCAAATTTGATAAGTAGTAAAGAAATAAATCCTTCTGAAAGAAATACAGCTAATTTATTGCATGATACAAGAATTGGAATTCTTGATAGTATAAGCAATAGCTTTATTAAAAATGGTGATATTAGATTAAATAATTCATTTGAAAATGCGCGTAATTTTTGGCGTATTCATATAGTGCCTTATAATGAAATACCTGAAGTAGCACGTATTGTTCAAGGCAAGCAAGGTAAAGCGATTCCTAATATTTTAAAAGCATTAGAAAAATATGATATTCCAGGAACACGTGATATTATTCGTACACATCTTCAAGAAAATCCATCGCAAATTAAAGATTTATTAGCTTTAACTTTATCAAAAGGATTAAAAGCAAAAGAAGGTGAATTAAAACCTACTGCTGAAAATGTTTTAAATGCTTATGCTAGCGCTCCTGAAGCTATAAAAGATATTACCGATCCAATATCAGCTAATTATTTGGCTAATTTAGAGAAATCTTATAGAACGCATCAAAAATTAAAAAAATTAGCAAAATATGGAATGGGTGCCGGGGCTTTATATGGTGGTGCTGAAGCAATTAATGAAATAAGAAATTTATTGAATAGATAGGATAATTATGGCCAATCCCACATTTTCATTAGCGATAAATCCTAAATGGTATATAGCGGATAATCTGGGCAGACCCGCAGGCGCAGCTACAATGTTTACATTTAGAAGTCTTAATAAAACAGAAACTAAAAATGTATTTACCGATCCAAATGGTGTATTTCCTTATGCTCAACCTGTACGATTTGATTTAAATGGTAGTCAAGGTCCTATTTATTGGGAATTCGATCCAAATAATCCAAATGAACTTTATTTCATTGAAGTATTTGATAGAAATGGAGTTCTTTTATGGACACAAGATAATTTTTCGCCTCCTGGCGGCGGAGGGGGCAATGTTATTAATAATATTTCTTTAAAAAATTATGTTACCAATAATAATTTTTGGCGTGGAGCAGAAAATATTCCATCGCCAGTTCCTATTGGTACTGTAATTGCTCCAAGTAATCATGATAGATTTCAGTCGCCAGATATTATTTTTTTCAAAACATCTACTGCTAATATCGATCAAATGCAAATTATTGCATTTCCTTTAGGAACTACACCTTTTACAGGTGATATTACATCTCCTTTTTATTTACATTATCAATGTAATACCGTTATTCCAGGAGAAACAGACAAAAGAGTACAATTTCCAATAGCTGCTAAAGTAAATATATTTGAAAATCAAACAGTGACAGTCTCTTTATGGGCTAAAGCAGCTATAGCGGGACAATTTTTAAATATCAATATAGCTCAATTTTTTGGCAACGGCGGTGCTCCATCACCTACTAATTTAGGCATTATTCAAACAATTACTTTAACCACTACATGGCAAAAATATGTTCTTACTTTTGTAATCCCAAGTACAGGATTAATGACTATAGGAACTTGCGGCAATGATGGTGTTTATTTACAAATTAATTATCCTTTAAGTGTTCAATGTAATATTGATATAGCTAAAATATCATTTTATTTAGGTAATATTAATCCTTCGAGTGATTTTGATAGTTTCGATCAATCAGATGCTATTATAAATTCTCCAAGAACAGGTGATATTAGAACTACTTTAAATAATTTTGGATTAGGTTTAGGTGGCGGATGGTTACCTATGGATAATGGATCGATAGGAAGTGCATTTTCAGGTGCTACTCATGCAAATATTAATACATTCTTTTTGTATCAAACATTATGGAATAATGTTTCACAGGCATTTGCGCCTGTAATAGGTGGACGTGGAGCAAGCGCTATTGATGATTTTGCAAATAATAAACCTATGACTTTAACACAACAAGTAGGACGTGTAATTGCAGGTAGCGATTTTACTATAGGAACTTTAGGTCTTATTGAAGGCGAAAGAACACATATATTAACAATTCCTGAAATGCCTTTTCATAATCATCCAGGTAGTGTATTACCCGTTAAAAATATCATTACGGATGGATTACCACCTTTCTTATTTGTGCCCGGTGCATCTTTTTCTTCTTCATTTGATTTTGCTACACAAGTTGATGTAGCTGCTCAAGGTGCTGATCAACCACATAATAATATTCAACCAACAGTATATAATAATATGTTTATTAAACTTTAAGGATTTGAAATGTCTATAACTACTTTTTTTATTCCATCATTAGATCCAAATCTTTATACAGGTCCAGCTAGATTATTAGCTGGTATAGCTCGAACAGGCACTCCAGTTCTTGATGTACCTTATAATGAATTTGCAAGATGGATATATGTGGGTACAGCAGGAAATTTATCTTATTTGAAATGGGACGGGACTATAGAAACTTTGCCTAATTTAGTACCTGGAATTTGGCATCCTATTTTTTCTATTCAAATAAATAGTGCAGGCACTACAATTCCTGTGGCTAGTTTAAGGTGGGGAAGTTAATGTTTGCATATGGTAGTATTCCTATTATGGTTTATCCATTTCAAGGAACCATTGTTCCTCCACCTTTTGAAGATCAACGTATTACAGATGCATTAGAAGATAGAATTACAGATACAACTGATAATCGAGTAACTGATTAAGGAATTTTATGGCTAATAAACGTATTGTTGACTTAAGTCCATTAGTATCTCAAATGACAACAGATATTTATGAAGTATCAGCTAATGGTACAGGTAGTTTTAAAGAAAGTAGATTACAACAATTAAATTATATTGAACAAAATATCTTATCACCTAATAATTTTGTTTATATAGCTATAAATGGATCAGATATAACTGGAAATGGTTCTATCAATAATCCTTATGCAACTTTATCACATGCATTATCAACTATTACAACTGCTAGCCAAACAAATCCATTTCAAATTATTATGGCAACAGGACAATATTCTGAAGTTAATTTGGCTTTAAAAGCATTTGTTCATATTGAAGGATCAAATTCAAAATTAACTGTTATGAATACTATTATATGTGATCCAAATTTCACATTAAACGGTGGTGATTGTATCATTACAAATTTATTTAATTTAACTCTTATTAATGGAATAAATATAGATTTATCAAGTGGTGCATCATCATTTTTTAGTTTAAAAAATGTTGTTATTCAAAATATTTCTACATGGAATTTTTCTGGTAATCCTAATGGTACTACTATTATAAAATTGTTTGAAATACAAAATTTATTTACTTCACCTTTTTTTAATTTTTCTAATTGTAATGCAATTATTGAACATGGAAATATAGGACAAACTACATTTATAAATAGTGGGAATACAGATATAATATTAATAATAGTTAATTGTATTATTAATGGAATATTAACAATTACAGCATCTTCTTCTGCAAATATAACTTCTCTTTTTGGTTCTAATTTAAAAGGAGAAAATATTTTAATTAGATCTACATCTACAGGAAGTAATCAAGTATTTTTTACTACTAATGTAATTTTTAAAGGTATTACTTTAGATGGAATACATAACTCTTTGTTTACAATTTTATTATCATCTAATCCTAATTATATTAATGGAGCAACTCCATCTCAAATAATGTACAATAGTTTATTTGATAAGATAGTTACTATTGGTGGAAATTATACAGTTACCAATGTTGATAATAATGCACTTATATTAGTTAATAATACATCAACACCCCAAAGTAATATTACAATATCGCCTGGAAGTACTTTATTTAAAGGATTCAAATTTACTGTAAAACATATAGGTAATGATCCATCTGAACGAATAAAAATTATTCCTTCAGCAAGCAATCAAATTGATTATTGGACTTATGAAGCTTTAGGACATAACCAATCGGTTACATTAGAATTAACTGATGCAACTGATATAGCTAATTTTGTAAGTATTTCTACAAGTGGGACAGGACAAAATTTTGAACCTATTCAGAATAATAATATCGATACAAGAACATTATTAATAACTGATCATGCTTCATTTATTTATTTTCCTAATAATTCAAATCCAAAAACATTAACCCTTCCTAATAATGCAACAACTGATTTAAGACGTGGATTTTTTACAACTGTTTATAATCCTGGGCCTGTATCTATAAGTATTTCTACAACAGATACTATTCAAGGTCCTAATATAATTATTCCTAGAAGCGTTGTTCAGATTAGAAAATATATTTATGGTACCCCTAATATGTGGGTTATTACATCTTTATCGTTAGGACTTTTTAATTGGCAAGTTTTAGGTGCTGGTCCTATTAATATGCTTTCTAATACAGGATATATCGACAAATTTGGATTATTAACTACTTTTGTTTTACCTCTAACCACTATTGAAGGTGATATAATAAGAATAGCTGGTTATGGCGCTAATGGATGGATAATAAGACAAAATGCCGGCCAAAAGATTTTCTTTCATAATACAATAACTACTACAGGTGTAGGAGGAAGTATTGCTTCTACATTTAATCATGATTCTGTTGAATTACTTTGTATTACAGCCAATACAGAATTTCAAATTATTTCTTATACGGGAACTATAGCTGATTATGTCATTGTTTAATCTGAAATAGAGGATAATATGGCAACAAATAATGCGATAAATTCACCTAAACCTTTTAGCACAACGGATGGTGGAACAGGTATTTCAAATCCTACAGGTCATGCAATATTAGTTGGAGCAGGATCAAGTGCATTAACACAATTAACTTTAACTAATGGCCAAATGTTAATAGGCTCTACAGCTGCTGATCCAGTTGCTACTACTTTGACAGGTGGAAGCGGTATAACTATTACAAATGGCGCAGGTAGTATTACTATCTCATCTACCGGTAATGATACATGGACAACTGTAACTGGTGTATCACAAGCAATGGCTGTTAATAATGGTTATGTAGCTAATAATATTGCATTAGTTACTTTAACATTACCGAGTACAGCGATAGTAGGTGATAAAATTGAAGTAGATGGATTAGGATCTGGAGGATTTACAATTGCGCAAAATGCTGGACAATTAATTCATTTGGGTAGTCAAGTTACAACGATAGGAGTAGCCGGAAGTATTTCTTCTACTAATCAGTATGATAATTTACGATTAAGATGTATTGTAATTAATACAACATGGACTGTTGAAGGACCCGTAGGTAATTTTACGATTGTATAAGAGAAAATAATTATGACAATTAATAATGCAATTGATTCAGGAGGAATAGGTGTTTATTTACCTAGTAATATAGGACAAACATTATTAAATTATTATGAGGAATTTTCATCAACTGGAAATACTTGGACAGGACCTTTTGCTGTTCCTCAAGCCGGTGAATATAAAATAATTAAGATAGGTAAAATAGTTATTTTAAAATTACCTACTATTTCAAGTGCAAGTAATAATGCCAATCATATTGTAAATTCAGTAAATATTCCGGCACGTTTTTTATTATCTACAACTATTTCTTATCCTTTTATTGTTCAATCTACAGCAGCAACCTTTATAAATGCCAGTATACAAGTAAATAATGCAGGTGTTATATCAATTTGGCATAGTATAACAACAGGAAATTTTGCCGCCGTGGGAACAGTGGGATTTTTACAAAGTACCATTTCTTGGAATTTAAATTGAGGATATCGAAATGCCATTAGTCAATCCTATAATTAATGATAATTCTCCCGATCAAACAGGAATATTAATGTGGCAAGGTTCGGCTACAACTACTAATGGACAAGCTACTTTTGCAATTTTAGATGATAACAAAATAGATGCTTTTTTTACTGGTATTACATCTATTGTAGCAACTGCATCTAATAATACAACAACACCCACAAATTATACTTTTACAAGTATTAAATCTATTAGTAATGATTTAAAATCTATTATAATTAATGTAGGTCAAGGAACTAATTTGCTTTCATTGGGCAATACTATTGTAAATGCTTCTGATGGAACGCTAGTTTATATAATTGTATGTGGATATTAATAATAGGAGAATTAAATGACAACTTCCTTAACTCAATTTGTAATACCTTCGCAACTAACATCATGTCGAGTTATTTTAACTTCTAATTTAACTGGAACTTATAATAATGGTACTAATGGTATTGGAGCTACTTTAAAAGGAACAAGTTTAATACCATTAACATTAAATGGTGTTCTTATGAATCCTGGAGATAGAGTGTGTTTAGCAGGACAAACCACTTCTTTTCAAAATGGTATTTATGTTGTTACAGTAGCTGGATTAGTATGGACATTAACACGTTCGCAAGATTTCCAAAATCCTGAACAAATAAAAGCTGGTTATTTTGCTCCTATTGGCGCCGGTTCAACAGGAGCTGGAGAAATAGCAGTTATAATAGAACCTACACCACAATTTATTGGTATTGATCCAATTAATTTTTCTTTTTCAACAACTGCTTCATTAGGTACAGCAGCATTTAAAGCTGCTTCTAATAATGGTTTAACCACAGTTAGTTCAGTACTTAATCCAGTTCCACCAGGAAATGTAGCTACATTTTCCGATACTGCGGGTACTTTACAAGCAGGTGGTACGCTAGGAGATGCAGCATTTAAAGGAGTTACATCTCCTGGTCAACCCAATGTAGCAAGTATTATTAATGGTGGTCCTATTATCAATCATATTGCTAGATTTGCTGATGGTTTGGGATCCATTACTGATGGTGGACCATTAGGAGCAGCAGCAGCTAAAGGTGTTACTGATAATACACAACAAGAAGTAGTTTCATTATTTGGAATTACATCAACAATAGGAGCGCTTCCTGTATTTAATGATGTTAATGGTACTATTGTAGATTCGACAATTAATCCTATTGCCGTTGAATTTCCATTTGCTGGTGGTTCCGCTACTGCTGTCATAGCAGATGCTAGATTTACTATTAATAGTGTAGTTACTGTTGCAATAAAAACTTCTACTAATCCTGTATCAATACAGAAAGTTACTCCTACGGCATCAACATTGACTATATTGATGTCTGCTGATCCAGGGGCTGCTACTGTATTTATGGTTGTAGGTATGAGCGGTACTTTTTAAAGTAATTTTATGACACAATTTATAAAAGTAAGTCAATTTCCATTTGTTTTAAATGCGTTGCTAGATGATACCGTATTAGCTTTACAAAATAGTATTGATGTTCAATTAAAATTAAAACAAATATTAGCATTAACTTCTGACATGGCGACGTGTCAATTAGCAAGTACTGGAAATCTTACGGCAACTTATAATAATGGTACTAATGGTATTGGAGCTACTTTAACAAATGCTGGCCCATTAGTACCATTAATGATTGATGGAACCACAGTTAATTTAGGTGATAGATTATTAATAAAAAATCAATCTATGCAATTCCAAAATGGAATTTATGATGTAACAATTGTAGGAAATGCATTAACAGCATGGAAATTAACACGCTCAGGTAATTATAATTCATCTGAACTTATTCATGCAGGCGATTTTTTTACTGTAATATTTGGAATTGTTAATGCTAAAACTCAATGGATACAAACTCAGATAATTACAACTATTGGTACAAATAATATTATTTTTGAATCAAATATTGTTGCAGGTTCTGGTATAATAAAAACTAATAATATTATTAGTTCTGTGCCATTTTTTACATGGAATCATATTACAGGAGTTTCGGCAACACTTATTTCACAAAATGGATATGTGATAGATAATGCTGGTTTAGTAGTATTGACATTGCCTTTAATCTCAAATTTAGGCGATATGATTAATATTGTAGGCAAAGGTGCTGGAGGATTTACAATTGCGCAAAATGCTGGACAATTAATTCATTTGGGTAGTCAAGTTACAACGATAGGAGTAGCCGGAAGTATTTCTTCTACTAATCAGTATGATAATTTAATTTTAACTTGTATAACGGCAAATATTGAATGGACTATTCAAGCACCTGTAAGTGGTGGTTTTATTATTGTTTAAATAATTATTTTTTCTTTTTTTTAGGTATTTTAGCACCTGATTTTCTTGCAGTAGATAAAGCAATAGCAATTGCTTGTTTTTGAGGCTTTCCAGCAGCTATTTCTGTTTTAATATTTTGGCCAATTGTTTTTTTTGATTTACCTTTAATGAGCGGCATAGTATATTCCTTTTTTGTAAATTGATGTTATTATTACATTTTATTTAATCAATGAAAAGGACATAATTATGCCTAAAGAACCAAAATTTGTAACTCAAAAAGAATTTCATGCTCATAAAAAAGATATAGCTAAAATGTTAAAAATAGCTCATAAAAAAGATGTAAAAGAAGATAAGAAAATGATAAGGGAACATCATGAAAAAGCTGAAAAAATTAAAGGTCATCATTCGACAGCTCATCATATAAAGGCGCATCATTCAAAAGCTCATCGTATAGTAGGTCATCATACTGCTGAACATAGTGAACATAAGAAAAGAGGCCGTCCTAAAAAACATAATCCGTATTAAAGATAAAGCCCCTTAAATGGGGCTTTTAATAAAAGTTATAGTAATCTTCTAACTTTATTTGAATAATTTCTTTATTATCTATTTTCCTATAAGAATCTGTACAAATTATAAATTTGTAATAATTTTTTAATTTTTTGATGGAGTTTCCTGAAAATATTCCATGGATAACAAATAAAATTAAATCATTTTTTATATTATGTAACTTAAGATATTCAGCTATTTTTATAAAAATATTGCTATCATCACATAAATCGTCATAAATAATTAATGTTGTTAGTTCATCTAATCTTTGTAAAAAATAAATATTAGTATCATCCAAATGTACATCAATATAATTTTGAGAATTTCTTGTTTTAATAAATTGAAATTTAATGTCTGGAAATCTATCCTTTACTAAAGAATCGGCTCCAATAAAAATAGTTTTGAAATTATATCCTAAATTAGAAAAATACTCATCGGTAATAAAATAAGCATGAGGATAAAAATAGTAAGGTTTAGAATTTTTTATACATTTATAATGTTTGCTATGTGGCTCTATTATTTCTATAGGAATCTCAAAATTATTTATAATAGGAGCCAAAACATCAGTTAAATAATTAGGTTGTCCATCAGAAAATACTCTATCAGATCTTAATCCAAAAAGATAATAAAATATTATTTTTTCTATAAAAAGACCTTTTTGTTTTAAGGCTGATATTACACAAGATAATATTTCTAACTCTGCAAAATTAAGTAATCGAACTTTTATAAAAATAGGAAAGTTAGATATTTTCTGTGGATCTAATTGGATAGTTCTTTGACCATCTGGATAATGAATAACTTTGAAATAAATTTCATTATTTTGTTGTTTTATTACTATCATATTTGCATCCTAAAATGGCAAATCATCATCTAATTCATGAACAATTTCTTTAGTAGATAATTCTTTTTTAATCATATAGTTTTTGACTGTATTTCTATCGGGATAATTTATATGTTCTCCATTATCTTTTATAATAGATTTGCCTTTTTCTATTTCTATTTCTAATTTACCTAATTTACTTAAACAATCATTAGCTTCAATATTTCCTAATTCATATTTATCAAGTAATCCACAAGTTTGAGCAAAACATTTTAATTTGAATGGAAAATTAGGAAGTATATAATCAAATATAATTCTTTCACTGCCATCATGTGTCCATACTTTTAATTTAAGTTTGATCATTTCATTACCAGCTCGCGAAATAGTATCTAAAGCTTCAAGAATCTCAAAGTTATAAATTCCTGGTTGTATCAAAGATAATGAATTTAATTCTTGGTCTGTTTTTGGTACAAATCTCATATTAGTTCTCCTTTTCTTTATCAAATGTCGAATATATATTCTTTACAAGAGGCAATATATCATCAATCGACTTATCTAATTTGCTTTCTATATCACATAGATTTTTATTAATTTGATTAATATTTTCTATATATCTTTCTACAGCTTCACCAATAGATGGAAAATTCTTTATATATTTTTCTGTTTTTGTAATAATTGTTCTAAGTTTTTTATATTTAAAAACAATACGTTTCATATAATAATCTGGATCATCTGCTGCACAATCACTCCAACTCATATTAGTTCTCCTTTTTTCTATTTTTTTAAATATTTTAAGTATTTTATTAATATCAATATTAGTGCCATATTTTGTTAATTTTAGAACAATGTTTTTATTCATTCATAGCCATCTTAATTTTACTTTGTAAATAATTTATTATTTTTTCCATATCTTTTTCTTCTATTTCATCTAAGGATTCTGCGTTGGCTTTATTTAACCATTTTTGATAAATTTCTTCAGGAATTTTAAGTAAATCTATTAATCTTTTGACTTCTATTAATTGATTATTAGTAGCTAATTTTTGTGAAATAGATGATTTTTCTAAAATTTCATTTCCATATCTTTTTGCTATTTCTTTATATGAAAATGGGAATGTTTCATTATCTCCAAAAGTTTCTATTCGTGATTTTTTAACTATTCCGACTCTTTCATTTCCACGTTTTTGCACTTCAAATACTAAATCAAATAAATAATCTAACTTTTTATAACAATCAAAAGTTTGTCCTAATATAGCCATATTTTGCCCGTATTCATTTTTAGCATGGCTTGTGATTATTACATTCATATCAAGACGTAAAAGTAAATTAAGCAAATGTTTAATTCTTTTATTGGCTTCATTATAATGACGACCAAAGTCAGTTCCATTTTTTACGGCTGCTTTATCTAATAAATCATTATAAAGAGTTGTTAAAGGATCAATAATTAAAGTTTTAAAGTCATGTTTTTCTGTTAAAAGTGATTTTACTTCTATCATCAATTCATCAAAATCAGAAGTTTGAAAAATTGAACCATTAGATTGAGAAATAATTTTTATATATTGATCGTTTTCGGCGCCTCGTTCTGTATCAATGAGGTATGGATGTGGGAATTGAATAGCTGCTATTGTTTTACCAACTCCAGCAGCACCATAAAATAATGCTTTCATTCTTTTTTGAATAGATTCCGGCTTAATGCCTCTTAAAACCATATTAATTATCCTTGTAATTTATTTTATACATTTTATTAAAAGCCATATTAAAATCATAGAAATAATCAAACTGATAAAAAATATTAATAAATTCATTTTAATTTCCTTAATTCATTAAATATCCAGAGTTATTTTCAATAAATTTTGTTTTATTCATTATTTCACTTATGTTAATAACGCCTAATATCACAGCATAATCTGTTAACTCACTTATTAATTTTCTTAAATTTTGATTTTCTAGACCTTTATTTGTAATAAGATTTACTATTATCATAGTAAATTCTTGATAGGAAAGTTCTTGTGGTAAAATATTTACTATTTTATCAGTTAACTTATATATTTTTTCTAAGATTTCTTTTTCATTTATTTTTGTAGTCATTTTAAATCCTTAATTATTGATTAGTAATAAACATAAATAAATTAATCCTAATATACCAAATAACAGTAATAAAATTTCTATAATTTCAATAATGTTTTCAATATTACTTCTTTTTATTTTTTCTTTACTTTTTCTTATTTGTCTCATATATTTTAAAAATTTTCCTTTTGAAGTATAATTAGCCATTATATCCATATGATTTCTCTAGTAGAATCTAATTGATAAGATGTTAGTCCATTATTTGAATTATCTTCGGATTCAACAATGGCTATTCTTTTTTCTATAAGTTCATTTATCGAATTTTTATAAAAAGAAACAATATTTTTTTTAACTTGATTAGCAAAGTTTAATTTGCTTTCTATATCATCTAAATATAACATTTGTGTTAATATTTCACTGAATGAATTTTCATAATTTTGATCTTTGTTATCTCCTATATATAAAGATTCTAATGTTTCATCATATTTAAGAAGATGCATAGCAAAAACAGAACGTTCTAAACCAGATAAATGGTCGAAATCTAAATAATATCCATCTTTATCTTTAATAGCTTTCCTTCTTATTAAACCATCTACAAAAGGTATGATTACTTTATAATAATATTTATTCATAATTTTCTCCTTATTTTAATATTCTATTTTTTCCAAATTTATGCATTGTTTTTTAAATTCTTTCTTAAATTTAGCATGTATTTTATTCTTATTTTCATTATTAAGATGAGCTTTTTCTAATTCATTTATATAAGAATCAGATAATTCAAATATTCTATTATAAATAGTAGCTTTTTTAATTATTTTATTTTCAAGATTAATTATCATTATTAGCCTTCTTTTTATTGTCTTTTTTTTCATATTTGTCGAATATAAATTGAATGCCTTCTCTAATTAATTCGCTTAATGGCCTCAATAATTCATAAGATATTTTTTTGAGCCTTTTATATGTATTTGGTTCTATACGGGTAGTAAAATTTTTCCAATTCATTTTTTAATACTCAATTAATTTAATTATCTTAAGACATATTTTTTCTATTTCATAAAAACATGATACCGCGGTATCTATACGATGTCAATACTCAAATAAAATTAATTTTTTATTTTTTATAAAAGCGTATAATTACTTATTATTTATAATAGCACGGATATGTTATGAAATGGATTTTATGGGCTCTTAATCAACCTATTTCTTCATCTTCACATAAAATAGTTCTTCTTCTTTTAGCTCAATGTAGCAATAAGAAAGGAATATGTTTTCCTTCATTATCTTATTTAAAACAAAAAACTTCTCTTTCTATTAGGCAAATTCAAAGAATTATTAAAGATTTAACAAAAGATCATTACATAGAAATAATACAAATCAGAACACAAACCGGTAGATTCTCTACTAATAACTATAAACTTCTTATCGACTAATATTTCAACATTGCTTACTTATAAATTTAAAGTAATGTAAAAATACCTGTGAATAAGTCTGTGGATAACTTATGTATAACTTGTTAATAAATATGAAACCGTATGCCATAGATGGCGTATGGCTCTCCTTATATATTAACTTAATATTTTATAGATATATATTTTGTAATCATCCCAAAACAACAACAAATTTTTTTAATATAAAACATATATTTTCTATTCATTTCTTTTTTTATGTTAATCTCACCAAAAATCTTGATAAATGCTAATTTTTGTCTAGAATATAATTCACAAATCGATTTAAAGACCCAAAATATGACAATTAAGCCATATAAAATTCCCACCGAATATGAAGAGCAAGGGTCATTTGTAGAATGGCTAAAATGGCATTCTATTCCTTTTTATCATTGTCCTAATGGAGGAAGCCGAAATAAGATTGAATCGGCACGTTTAAAAAAAATAGGTGTTCAAGCAGGAATTCCTGATATTTGTATTCCACGTGCAAGCCGCGGTTATCATGGTCTTTACCTGGAAATTAAGCGAAGATATCAATCTAAAATATCGCCTTCACAGAATTATTGGTTAGATTTACTTAGTCAAGAAGGATATTTAGCAAAAATTGCATATGGTGTAGACCAAGCTATTGAAATTGTTAAGGATTATTTAAATGAACATTGAATTATTAGATAAAGTCAAAGAACTTTTAATCAAACACGAAGGTTATCGAAATTTTCCTTATATTGATACTGTAGGAAAAATTACCATAGGTGTTGGTTATAATCTTTCAGATAGGGGATTGCCAAATAATGTAATAAGAGAACAGCTTATGGAAGATATTAAATTTTTTCATAATTATTTATCAGCGGTATATTTATGGTTTCATGATTTAACACAAAATAGACAAATAGCATTACTTGATATGATATTTAATTTAGGTACCCAAAAATTCCATTTATTTAAAAAAATGATTGCTGCATTAGAGAATAAAGATTATGATACCGCAACTAGAGAAATGTTAGAAAGTCAATGGGCTCAACAAGTAGGAAATAGAGCGCAAGAATTAGCAGAAATGATAAAAAAAGGATAATAATTATGGAACATAATCCTATAGCATCACATATTTATACTGACAATGAAATTTATGAATTAGAAATAAAACTTTATAAAATAGAAAAAGAAATATTAGAAATAAAAAAAGAAATTAAGGGAACTGACGAAACAATAAAAATCTTAAATAAAATACATTTTAATTTTATTGAATAAATGATTTAGTTGCCTAATTAAAAGAGAGAATTAAAAATGAGATGCGATGAATGTGATTCTTATTTAGATGATTTTACTAACAATAATTTTATAAAACTTCTAAATCCAGAATTTGTAATTAAAACGATACAAAAATTCGATACTGACATCTTAAAATTTCGTGACGATATTTTGAATACAATACGTAATAATTCTTCTTCTATTGTAGCGCTTGCTAAAGAAATGTTGGCGATAAAAGAAGAAATGGTTGATTTCAATAAATATTTGAAAGAAATCTATGAAAAAATTGATGAAGATAAAGTAATTATAAAAGCAATTATGGAACTAAAAGAAAATTATGCAGAAATTGAAGAAATTAAAGAAATTTGTGAGCATCATTTAAAAAGAATACAAAAATTAGAAGAAAAAAATTAAATTTTTAGAAAATTTGCATAGTATTAATCAATTTAAAAAAGAATAGTATGATACAATTAGAAAAACAGATAGATTTACATTCTTTAGATATTAAAGAAATATATAAAATATTAGGTAGTATTAATAATAAAATTGATATCCTTGTATTAGGAAATGGTTCTTTTGAAAAAGATATTAATAATAAACTAATCCATTTTACAGAAGATTTAACTACATTGAAAAATCAACTTAAAATTAATCTTGATCAAATAAATCAATTAGAATTAATTAAAACAGCTGGAACATTTCTAGTAAAAAATTGGTGGAAAATAGTTGCTGTGGCAAGTCCTATTATTTCTGTTTTGGCTGAAGTTTTGATGTATTTAAAAGATATAGGAAATCATTAATATTGGATTTTTTATAGCTTTAATTTTAAGTATTTGTTTTTTATTTATTATACATTAATAAACATATGTAATAATTTATATATTAAAGAAATTTGATTAAATTATATTAAAATAAAAGGAGAATTAATATGTGGTTCAATATATTTGGTGCTATTTTAATTATTATTGCTATAGTATTAGCTGATAGACATATATTACCAATATTATTGGCCGCTGTTGGTTTTTATTGTCTCCTTACATTTGATTAAAATTATATGACTAAAGTTCATAATGGAATAATTTTTCTGGAAATAACTAATGAAATTAAAAAATGTTTTCTTGATTTAATAGTATTGAGTTATCAAATAAAAAGGAAAGAAAATATGTTAGATATAATTAAATTATTTGTTCGTGAACATCCTCAAGAAATAGCTTTAATTGCAAAGTTAATTCGTATATATTTACAACGAGAATTTGGCAATTTATTTAATAATGAATTGATTAATAAACTAATTGAAGAAATTAAATTTTTAAAGGGAGAAAATTAAAATGACTTCTGACAAAGAAGTATTAGAATATTTAATAAATAAAAATTTAAATGATATAGAAAGCGCTAATATAAATTTAAAAATTTTAAAAGATTTAGAAGATAAAGAAAAAGCACTTAGTTTTGACGAAATGATTAAAAAATCTATAGATAATTTAATTAATTCAAATTTTATAAAAGGTATATCAGAAGAGATAGCACGTAAAATTATTGAAAGAACAAAAGAAGTTATAAAAATATCTATTGCTGATAAATATGATATTTATAAACAATGTAAAGATGAATATTCAATAGCAGGAGATTTAATAATAAATAAGGATTGGATGGAGTTTAATGAGTTCCCTATATTATATAATATACAAACAAAAATATCGATAAATATGACTATAAATTGTTTTGGAAGAGAAATAAAAATAAATTATTGAATCGATCAGGAATTATCAATATGGTATTTAAACCAGGGGAATCTGGAAATTTAAAAGGTAGGCCACGAGGAGGAGGTTGGCGATTAGATCTTTATAAAGAAGAAGTTTATCCACGTGCTCGAGAATTAATGAAAAAAGGCATCGAAGTAGCATTAAATGGTGATCCTATAATGCTTAAATATTTTTTAGATAGAGTAATGCCTACTTCAAATTATGGTCTTCCTTTTACAGTATCTGTTAATAATGTAAATAGTTTATTACCATTAATAAATGAAATATTTAGTGCTCTAGAAAATGAATTTATTAATATGGAACAATTTAAAATTTTGATAGATTCATTAAAAAATGTTAAAGATGTAATTGTAGTAGAAGAAATACATCAAAGATTAGAAAAATTAGAGAATAAATAAAAGAAGAACAATTATGAATTGGGAATTGATATTACATATAGGTTTAATAGTACAAATAATTTTATGTAGTATAGGAATAGTAATTGTATTATGGACTTTTGTACAATACATAAAATTAGATAGAAAATTAAAAAATGTTAAAGATGTATTAGAGAAATTAGAGAATAAATGACATTTCAAAATTTTAAAACTAAAAAATATGAATAATAAAAAAATAAAAGAATACTATGACATTACTATTAAACATGAATATTCTGAAGAAAAACAACTAATAGCTACAGTTTATTCGGAATTTTGGGCTAAAATGATTAGTAATTTTGTTGAAAATGTATTAAAAACCATAGAAGATTATTCTACCCCGATAGGTACAATTAGTGAGCGTGTAAAATTAAATAAGGATAAAACTAATGGAAAAAAAACCAAAAAAGTGGATTCAAGGCGCAATTAAACATCCAGGAGCTCTTCGAAAATCACTTAAAGTGAAAAAAGGAGAAAAGATTGCAGCTCTAAAGCTTGCAAAAGCAGCTAAATCTTCTAATCCTACGTTAGCTAAAAGAGCGAGATTAGCGCAGACATTAGGGAAAATGAGAAAGAAGAAATAAAGTATGAAATTAATTTATGCAACCTCATTTCGATTAGAAAAATTTCTTATTAATTTAGATATGGTTGAATTTATTGAAGAATGCCGCGATTACAATGTTATTCATCTTTTATCTAAAGAAATTTTATTAGTAAAAGAATCTTTAGAGTTTTTCTATGCTTTTAATAAATAGAATGAAAAAAGATAACGAAAAAATTAATCTTCAGAAAGAATTAGTTAAAGCTAATAAAGCTTATCGTAAAGCAATAAAGCGTAAAGCAATAAATAGGATTCTTTGGAAAGGAGCACTTAGTCGTTTTACAGATAGTCATTTACCGGAATATAAAATTTATATGTCTTTATTAAAGAAATATCGAATTAAATATAAATATTTTGTAACATTTAGTGATCTTGAAAAATGGGAAAAAAGAGAATAAATAAATGGAAGAACATAATAAGAATATAGATTATAAATATATAGCTAAATTAATAAATTATGATATTAATCACAGGAAATATTATATATTATCTAGTATTGATGATGAGATTCTGCCAGATAATATAGTAAGAATCTCATTTGATGGAGATCCTATATTTTATTTAGAAGTTCTTTTTAAATATAAAGGCGATTTTGAAATGCTGGAAGGAAGCGAAACGGGGAAAATAAATTGTCATGATAATGATGTTTTTGTTGAGATTTTTATATGAAAAGAACATGAATATAACGCAACATATTATCACTTTTTTTAATGCTGTTAAGAATCATATAATGTCAGACCTTTTTTTACAATGTTTTCTAACAATTAGTGTTAGTATGGTACTAATAGGTTGTATAATAACTTTATTCATCATATGGGAACCATTATAAATAGAAGATGAAATGGATATGATATAAGATAATATGACTCATTTAGATAGATTTGTTTTGAATTTATGGGAAATTTTATTTATAGGAAAATATATTTTCAATTTAATATTTTATTTTATATTATTTTTAATATTTTTATGGATTGGAAAGAGTTTATTGAAGGAGAAGAAATAAATGAAAGAACATAAATGCGATGCATGTGGATTTCCTCCTTTAATAAAATATTCCAACGTTTGTGAAGATAAATGTATTGGAAAAGTTTTTAATGAAATAACTGGCATTCCTTTTTTTATTGGTAGCTTAAGATCTTATAAATGTATTAATTGTAGGTGTTTTTACTTTGATGAACAGTGTACAATGTATAATCATTCTGTTAATGCTATTTATGCCAATGATTAACGTAAAAGAACTTATTTCAGAAAATATAAAAAAACTAGATGAAAGTCCTTATAGAAAGAAAAAAATAGATAAACCGATTAGTTTAATAAAGAAATTAAGTGATTTATACAATGGAGATGAAGAAGAATTTTTAACCGAATATACAAATAAAGTCATTGATAAATGGTTTAATGATTTAGATAAAGCGATTAAATGTTTTGAAAGACTTGTGGAGAAAAAAAATGAGTGAATTGCAATATATAAATTTGTTAAAAGAAATAAATGTTAAATCAATTTAAAAATCGCTTATCTAAATTAGAACAATCTAAATATAGCCAAAGTAATGTTCATTTATCCATTCAAAATAATACTTCAATAATTTATGCGCTTCCTAATAATAAAATATATATTCCTACTTCTACTGGTCTTAAATTTCATCAAGATAATTCATTCATTCGATTAATTATGGGTCCTTATGGTTCTGGCAAATCAACCATGTGTTGTCATGAAATTGTTAAACGAGCTTGTGAAATGCCTTATTGGTATAATGATCGTAGACGTTCTCGGTGGGCTATTGTACGTAATACTAGTGGAGAACTTTATTCTACAACACTTCAAACATGGTTGGCTTGGTTTGGAGAATTAGGAGATATTAAAAAAAGACAAAAGCCTTTATTGATGTATGAACATTTTTTTAATGATGGCAAGGGGATTGTAGAGCTTGAAATATGGTTTATTGCATTAGATAGAGAAGAAGATGTTCGTAAAATCAAATCTCTTGAAGTAACTGGATGTTATATCAATGAACTTTCAGAAGTTCCTCAGGCTGCTTTATCTCATTTTAAAGGACGTTTAAATGGACGTTATCCTTCCCGTGATTTTTGTGATGAAAGTTATTGGACTGGCATTATTGCTGATACTAACCCTCCTGATATTGATTCATGGATTTATAAAAACTTTGAAATGGATCATCTTAAGTCTTATAAAATATTTCATCAACCACCAGGGTTAGTTAAAAATATTGACAATAAATGGGAACATAATTATAAATGTGATAATAATGAAAGATTTAGACCTCATTTCGATTATTATACAAAAATGGCGGAAGGCCAGTCTGAAGAATTTATCAAAGTATTTTGTTTGGGTAATTATGGAACAGTTGGGTTTGGTAAATTAGTATATTCTGAGTATAATGATGATATTCATTCGATAGATGAAATTCAGGCAATTCAGGGATTACCTATTCATTTGGGATGGGATGGTGGTTTAACGCCTGCTTGTATTGTAGTTCAGATAACTGAGAGAGGTAGATTTTTGCTTCTTAAAGAATATACAGCTGAAGATATGGGGATTCGTACTTTTGTTGAATCAATAGTTATTCCGGGATTGGTAAAGGATTTTCCATATAATAAAATTGGTATATCTAGAGCTGATCCATCAGGAATTAAACGTGATGAGATTATGGAAGAATTGAGCTTTATAGGAGAACTTAATTCTTTAGGTATTACTACTGAAAGTGCAAGAACAAATGATATTGATCCACGAATTGCAGCAGTAAGATTTTTCTTAAATAGAATGACAGATGGAAAATCTGCTTTTTGTTTGTCTCGTAAAGGTGCGCCTATTACGAGAAAGGGATTTATTAGAACTTATTGTTATAAAAGATTGGCTATTGCTAATGAAGAACGTTATCGAAATGTTCCTGATAAAAATATGGCATCTCATCCTCATGATGCTTTACAATACATTTGTTTAGAATTTGCTGCAGATAGAGTTATAAAAGAAAGAAAACAAGAAAACAAAACAGATATGAATAATCCAGTTTTTAGGTATTTATAATTAAAATGGAAAATAATATAGATAAAGAAGATATTTTAGTGCGAATTCATTGGTTATATTTTAGAAAAGAAATCAGCGAAATAGAAAAAATGATATTATATAAAAGAATAGAACATAAAGAATCATTCAAAAGAATTGCAAATTTTATTGGAATTTCTCAAGAAAAAGCAAAACAAAGTTATAGAAAGCTTTTGAAGAAAGTTAGATATGATGTTCGAATGTTTTTTAAATGATTTAAAAGGAAAAATAAAGTTAGATACTCTGAAAAAACGAGATTAATTTATTTTGATAAAAATTATGGATAACAAACAGCCTGAATTATCACTTAATGAAATCAATGAACTTGAAGATAGGCGTATTCAATCTTTATCGGATGCTGGAATTGATCAAGATGAAATTCTAATTATAGCTAAAAAAAATGTGCAACTTTGGGAAGGTTATTTCAATGAAAATATGATGCGTGGTAAAGACGATATCCAATTTGTATTGCGTGATCAATGGAGTTC